TATAACTCAAAATCATACATTGCAGGTAAACATACTTGGGAACCAATTAGTATTGTTTTACGTGATGACGTGAATTCAAGCGTAATTAGATTAATTGGACAACAGTTAAACAACCAATTAGACCATAACTCACAAGGTGCTGGCATCTCTACAGATGGAACAGTATCAGGATTGTCATATAAATTTAATATGGAAATTGAAATCCTCGATGGTACAGCGGCAGCAGCACCACTTGATAAGTGGGAATTAGCTGGTTGTTACTTGTCAAACGTACAGTATGGAGATCTTAACTATGGCACAAGTGACATGGTACAGGTAACTATGCAAATTCGTTATGATAATGCAGCACACACACTTGAAACTCAAGACGACGATTTACTTTCAGACGTAGGGTAAATTAGATTGATTTAGTTGGCTCTTAGGGCCAACTAATCAGTTCAGGAGTTACAGATGAGAACCAACTACGCATACGATAAGTATAACCAAGGCACTGGCGCAAAGCAAGTAGTCAAAGGGGTTCCAAGGCATAAATTTAATTTTACTGCCAGCTTAAAGTATGTCAGCGACACTGGAAGCAGTGTGTTTGATAATGGAATTCAAACATTGGAATTGGATAAAATATTAAATATCCAAATGCCAAGTTGGACTTCGTCAGCTGTGACAATGAACGCATATAACAAAAAGAGAGTAGTTCAAACAAACTATGAATATTCTCCAATAATACTAACCGCATACGATATCCATTCTCCTTCGGTCCTGCAAAATTTCTTAAAAGATTATTCAAACTACTATTTTGCAGGACCAATGAACATTGATCCAACTGATGATTTTGCTACACTAGATGCAGGTTTTAAATTACAGCGAGATAGAAACTTTATCAAAACATTAGATATTGTAAGAAGCGATAATCAGTCAGTTAATAAAATAACCGTATACAATCCAGTTATTACATCAATAGACGCAGATACATTAGATTACTCAGATAGTAGCCTTGTACAATACAAACTTACATTTGTTTACGAAGGCTACGATATCAGAGACATATCAAACACTTAGGAGACTCAATGCCTAAGAACTACATGCAAGGCATTTACGAGGTTTCTAACCCAGGTAAATACTTAGGTAAAAAAGCACCAAGATATAGAAGCGGGTGGGAACTAGCAGTATTCCGTATGTGTGACAATCATCCAGCCGTACTAGGTTGGGGAAGTGAAACACACAGAATTCCGTATAGAAATCCATTGACAGGTAAAGCATCAACCTATGTTCCAGATTTACTTATGGTATACAAGGATGCAGGCGGCGGAAACCATGCAGAAATGGTTGAAATAAAACCAGCAAAGCAAACATTAGGTGAAGCTAAAACACAAATGGATAAAGCGCAAGCAGTGGTTAATCATGCTAAGTGGGAATCAGCAAGAGCATGGTGTAAGCAACAAGGAATGGGCTTTAGAGTTATAACTGAACATCAAATATTTAACAAGCCTACTCGTTCTAAAAAGAGGAAGAAATGACAAAAAAATTAGAAGAAGAATTTAACTTACCATCAATAGAAGAATTAATGCCAGATGTTGAACCTGAAGAAGAATTAGAGCCAACTGTTGAAGAAACTCAAAACGAAATAGTTAAATATAAAGATGATTTAAGCATTGCAGAACGTGCCGATGCAGCACTTCCTATGGTAACAGGAATGGAAGAGCTCGACAGAGAAATGGATGCATATGCATCAAAGGCTATGGCAACATTTGATGATTTAGTAGATTTAGGTAGAAATGTAGAAGATAGACACGCTGCACCAATATTTGATAGTGCAAGTAAAATGCTTGCGGCCGCATTACAGGCCAAACAAGCTAAAATGGACAAAAAAATGAAAATGATTGAACTACAAATGCGTCAACAACGAATACAGCAAGAAGAAAAGAAAACTGATGCATATGTAAAAGATAAACTTGGAACAGATGAAGATACAGAAGAAGTTACAGGACGTATAATTGGAGATAGATCAGAGTTATTAGCCGAAATCATGAATAAAATGAAGAACGATGATAAATAGTATTATGGAGAAGACGTTATGAAATCATTTACACAATATCTTGTAGAATCTAATAAAACTTGGAATTTCTGCATCAAAACAATTCATCAACTAACAGATGAACAGTGTGATCGCATCGAGAAGCACCTAATGAAATATGACTCGACAGGACTCAGTGCTGAAAAGAAAACAATACTACAAAGTATACCAAGAGACTTCCCTCAACACAGAGGATATGAAGTTTATTCATATGAATTTGAAACAAAGTTAATTACAACATCCGCTCAAGTACAAACTGAGATTGGAAACATGTTGGGATTAAGAGATGGTGTGCTAAAAGTAAAAGGCGAACACGAAACAGATGTTGATACAAAAGAAGAACACTTTGAACCAGAAGAAGTTCCAGCAGACGAACTATCAGGTGAAAAGCATAACGCTAATTTAATCAAGGAGTTGTTAAAACTTCGTAAAGAAAAGGAAAAAGGCAATGAGTGATTTAGAGAGAATATTAAAACTTGCTGGTAGCCAAGCAACGGTAGAACAAACACCAAGCCCGGCTCCTGAAGCAACACAAAGAGAAATGAAACCAGTGGCACAAGAAGCAGTTGGCGAATTTGCAGAACCAATTTATGATTTAATTGATATGCATTTTGAAGGCGACTGTCAACCAGTATTTGACGATTTAGTTCGTTATTTAAGTGGCGATCAAATTGAAGATTTTGTTGCAGACTTTAGACGCAACCATGATTTAAATGACATGGGTGATGACATGGACGAAGCACAACAACTAAACGCATCAGACTACAAATGCGAAGACTGTGGCGACACAATGCATGAACCAACTACAGATTGTTCACATGATTGCAATGATGAAACAGGTAGCTGGTGGAAAGATGAGAACGGCAATGGCGTTCCAGATTCATTAGAAGAAGCTCCAAATGAAGGCAATGAATTCTCAGGCGAATTAGCAAAAGCTAAAGCGGCCAATAAGAAAGAATTTGAAGTTGACGGCAAAAAATACAAAGTTGAATCAGAAGAAGCAGTAACTGAAGGCGATGTTCCTGAATATGCATGTATTAACACTGAAACAGGTGCTTTTGGATATTGTAACAAAGACGAACTTCACAACTTTACACACATGATGCCATCAAGTGAATTTACATATTTTGAACCACAAGATAATAACTTCCAAGACATGGATGACGAAATGGCTGATCAAGAAGGTTGGACAAAAATTGCATCAATGGAATCTGATATGAACAGATTAAAAGAATTATCTGGACTTGAAGAAGCACAAAGCCAAGCACAAAAAGACGCATTTGCAAAAATGTTAGCTTCTAAAAAAGGTGCTAAAAAAGATGACGAAGATGATAAAGTTGAAGAAACTGAAGAGCTTGAAGAAGTAGCAGTAGCCGAAGATGATAAAGAAGAATTAGAAGAGTCTCCAACAATGGATACTACACAACTAGTTACTATGATGAAAAACGCAGGTTTATCAGAAGAAGCAATTAGTGAAAAATTAAACGAATGGGCAAACACACCAGACGGCGCAGCTGAAGAAGAATCTACAGTATATGCTGAGCCATATGAACTTGCACAAAGCGTTAACCTAAGTTTAAAAAGATACTTAGATGCGGAAAGCATGAAAGTAGGAATTAAAGAACATACAGTAGAAGATCTTAAAGAAGCCTACAAAGCAAAAAAATCGAAATAATTTACTCCCAGGTGAATAACAGAACGGTGTAGTTTTAATTAACTACGCCGTTTTTCTTGACTAAATACAAGTATGAGTACAGCAGATACAAAATTAACCAAAACCCCATATCAAAAAGAAAAGTTTACAGAAGAAGATTTATTGGAACTTGCCAAATGTGCAGATGATCCAAAATACTTTATGATAAACCATTGTTGGATTCAACATCCAACTAAAGGTCGTGTAAAATTTGAACTTTTTGAATATCAAAAAGAACTTGTAGATTGTTATCACAAAAACAGATACAGTATTGCATTAGTAAGTAGACAAATGGGTAAATCAACAGCGGCAGCAGGATACCTATTATGGTATGCTATGTTTGTTCCTGATCAAACGATCCTTATTGCGGCACACAAATACAGTGGCGCAAGTGAAATTATGCAACGTATACGTTTTGCATACGAAACACTTCCAGACTTTATACGTGCTGGTGTAACAAGCTACAACAAAGGTAGTTTAGAATTTGATAATGGTTCACGTATTATTGCACAATCAACTACTGAAAATACTGGACGTGGTTTGTCCATATCGTTAGCATACTTAGACGAATTTGCATTTGTGCGTCCTAACATAGCCAAAGAATTCTGGACAGCACTATCACCTACATTATCAACTGGTGGTAAATGTATTATCACAAGCACACCAAACCAGGATGATGACCAATTTGCACAAATTTATAGAGAAGCTGCTAAAGCACAAGATGAATTTGGCAACGACACAGAAAATGGATTGGGATTAAATGGATTTAGAGCCTTTAATGCTGATTGGAAATACCACCCAGACAGAGATGAAGAATGGGCATCGGAAGAACGTAATAAAATCGGCGAAGAACGTTTTAGACGTGAACACCTAAATGAATTTATTGCGTTTGACGAAACACTAATTGACAGTATTAAGTTGTCGCTAATGGAAACAAAACAACCTTATGCTAAAATGGGCCAAGTGCGTTGGTACAGGCCTATACGCAAAGACAAGATATACATGACAGCATTAGATCCTAGTTTGGGAACAGGTGGCGACTCTGCAGCAATACAAGTATATGAAATGCCAGGCATGAAACAAGTAGCAGAATGGCAACACAATAAAACAACAGTACAAGGCCAAATTAAAATACTACGTGAAATACTTATGTATATCGAAGGCGAAACAGATGGTGAAGCAGAACAATACTTTAGTGTAGAAAACAATACTTTAGGCGAAGCCGCATTAGTTGTTATATCCGAAACAGGCGAAGAATTCTTTCCAGGTACATTCCTTAGTGAAACAAAAAGACACGGTAATGCACGTAAGTTTAGAAAAGGATTTACTACTACACACAAAAGTAAACTTACAGCATGTAGTAAACTAAAACACTGGATAGAAACAGATAAACTAGAAATAGCAAGTCAAAACTTATTGGGCGAACTCAAAGTCTTTATTGCACGTGGTAATAGTTATTCAGCAAAGGATGGCGAACACGATGACTTGGTAATGTCATTGATATTAGTTGTACGTATGGCGCAAGAGATTGTTAACTATGAAGAATCAGCATTTGAATACTTAGTAAATGATGACGATGATGACTTTATGCAACCGATGCCGTTTAGTATGCTATAATTTGCACAAAGGCATAAATACATATAGAACAACAAGGAATTAAACATGGCAACTGTTTCACAGGAAATATTTAATATTATAAAAGGCGCAAACTATGATGTTGTGCTTTTTACAGAGGCAGGCGAAAAAACACTAGATGCTGAATCGGCAACAAGGTTTTACGTCAGTGAGCATGACATGATGATTTCTGTGAGATCAGAAGATAACAAGTTAGAATTAGTAGTTCAACTAGGTGCTGATTTTGACATTAATGCCAATAAAACATTGTTAGATAGTTTTAAGAGTGCAGTACACAAACAGATGGGTGAATATACAGTGAAACGATTTGATAAAAACATAGAACCAAAAGACTTCTCACACCAAAGTGTGACAGAAGGATTTAGTAAAGCATTTGGTAGCGTGAAAACAAGCTACATTCAATTAGAAAACGCAAGATTAATTGTTAAGCACAGTAAAGGTGTTAACGAAGAAAAGCGTGGAGCCAGAAGCAGAAATATACACAGTCTGTTTATTGAAAATGCAAATAAAGAACAAACAAGATTCCCATACAAATATATGGCAGGCGCTAAAGCTATGGCCATGCATGTTAATCATGGTGGAACATTTGAAGATGCTAAAGGCACAGGTATTATGAATATGTGCAAAGAAGCAACAGAAATGGCACAGTTCCTTACACACGTAAGAACAAACAAACTAGTTAACGAAGGCAATGCTAACGTAGTTGAAACTATCAAATCACAACTAAAAAGCATTAAAGAAACAGTAAGAGGTCTTCAAACATTAAGAGGCTATAATAGTTACCAATCAAAAGAAATAGTAGAAACCGAAGAAAATTCGGTTGACATATCTGATAAGTTCTTGTATAATACATTTGAGACTGTAGATATGAATGAAGTTCTTTCAACAGTATCTCGCATTTTTAACGAACGTGAGGGTAAAGATACTATGCATGATAAACTATTAAATGATACAATGGCTATAATCAAATCCGGTGATGATCTTAAATTAAATATTGACGCAAACGATCCAGATAACCCTAACAACGAAGATCCAGTAAAATGGAGCGGCGGAATGGGCCCACTTGCTAAGTTAAGTGCGATGTTATCTTATATTGGTATGACAACTAAGAATGATGCATTATTTAATGTGTTAACACAAATGAGTAATGATGTTCATGATATGAAAACTAATAATACAATGTTAGCGGCAAAAATTGCTAACTTCTTGTATAAAAAGGGATCAGCAACAAAAATGGAAGTAGCTGTAACGACAGAAGAATCTATTACAGATTCTGTAATTGCAGAACTTCGTAAAAGAATTTCCTAAAAATAATTGGGAATAGTGCTTGACAGTAAGCACTTAAAGTAGTATACTGTATAGGCTAACAAAGGCAAAACAACTGTATGCAAGTGAATTGTATACTTTATAAAACTAATAAAGGCTATCATAGGCTAACAAAGGAGAAATACTATGGCAACATTAGCAGAAATCCGTGCAAAACTACAAGCACAGGAAAACAAGAGCTCAGGCTCAAGACAACAAGGCGGCGACAACGCCATCTTTGCACATTGGAACATTGCAGAAGGTTCAAGTGCAACACTACGATTCCTACCAGACGCAGACGAAGGCAATACGTTCTTTTGGAAAGAACGTCAAATGATCCGTTTGAGCTTTCCAGGCGTTAAAGGACAAGACGAGAACAAACCAGTAATGGTTCAAGTTCCTTGTGTTGAAATGTGGGGAGAACAATGTCCAGTACATGCAGAAATTCGTCCGTGGTTTAAAGACCCGGCACTAGAAGATACTGCACGTAAGTATTGGAAGAAACGTAGTTATATATTCCAAGGTTTTGTTACACAAAACGACTCACCAGAAGATAACGTACCAGAGAATCCTATTCGTAGGTTTGTTATTTCACCACAAATTTATAAAATTATTAGTGCGGCACTAATGGATCCGGAGTTTGAAGAAATTCCTACAGATTACGAAGCTGGTACTGATTTTAAAGTAGTGAAATCAAGCAAAGGCGGATATGCAGATTACAGTACAAGTAATTGGAGCAGACGCTCACGTAGTTTAGATCAAACAGAACGTGATGCAGTATCGGCTAATGGATTACATAACCTAAATGACTTCTTACCTAAGAAGCCAGATGCAGAACATCTACAAGCAATCTTTGAAATGTTTGAAGCAAGTGTAGATGGACAGTTATATGATCCAGAACGTTTTGGACAGTTTTATCGTCCATACGGCGTAGATGCACCAACTACAACTGCACCTAAGGCAATGGCACCCGCACCAGCGGCACCAGTTGCACCGGAACCAGTTGCAGAAGCGGCACCTGTAGCTCCAGCACCAGTTGTTGAAGCACCAGTGGCAGCACCCGCACCAGCGGCAGCACCAGCACCAGCACCAGCACCTGCAGGAGCGGCACCAAGTGCAGAAGACATCTTAGCACAAATTCGTAACCGTAAGTAAATAACAAAACTTGGGCATGCACAAGCATGTCCAAGTTTCTTAGATTGGAGATATAAATGGCAAAACCTTTTGACGTAAGTAAATTCCGTAAAGCTATTACTAAAAGTGTACCAGGATTAAGCGTAGGCTTTAATGATCCAGACACATGGATTAGCACAGGAAATTACACCCTAAACAAACTTATCAGTAATGACTTCCACAAAGGAATTCCACTTGGTAAGGTAACAGTACTTGCAGGCGAGAGTGGTGCAGGTAAATCTTTTATTGCAGCAGGCAATGTAGTTAAGTCAGCACAACAGCAAGGTATTTTTGTAGTACTAATTGATAGTGAGAATGCACTTGATGAGAGTTGGTTACATGCACTTGATGTAGATACTAGTCCAGAAAAACTATTAAAACTTAACATGAGTATGATTGATGATGTTGCTAAAACAATTAGTGACTTTATGAAGGATTACAAGGCAGAATATGCCGATGCAGAAGATGACGATCGACCTAAAGTATTATTTGTGGTTGACTCGTTGGGTATGCTACTAACACCTACTGATGTAGATCAGTTTCAAAAAGGTGATATGAAAGGTGACATGGGTCGTAAACCTAAAGCACTAACATCATTAGTACGTAATACAGTTAATATGCTAGGACAATACAATGTTGGTATGTTGTGTACAAACCATACATATGCATCACAAGACATGTTCGATCCAGATGATAAGATCTCAGGCGGACAGGGCTTTATCTATGCAAGTAGTATTGTTATTGCAATGCGTAAACTTAAACTAAAAGTTGATGCAGATGGCAACAAAACATCACAAGTATTTGGTATACGTGCCGCTTGTAAAGTTATGAAGTCACGTTATGCAAAACCATTTGAAAGTGTACAAGTTGAAATTCCATATGAAACAGGTATGAGTCCATACAGTGGCTTGACTGACTTCTTTGAAGCAAAAGGCTTGTTAAAGAAAAGCGGAAACAGTTTAGAATACATTAGCCCGGTAACAGGTGAAGTAATTAAAATGTTCCGTAAACCTTGGAATGCTAACAAAGACGGTGCATTAGAAACTGTAATGGCAGAGTATAACAACGATGTGGTTGATGCAGTTGAAGAAGAAATAATTGACATGGAGACCAATAATGAATCTGAGTGATAACGATTTAGAGTTATTTTTACAGATATACGACAAGGCAATTAAGTACGTGCCAGGAAAAGTAAAAAGCGATTTTGCAGAAGATTTTATTTTTACTTTAGATGATTACGGAGTAGATCTTAAACGTAATGCAACAGAAATTGGTGAACATTGTGAGCACCTTGATAATGCATTAGTTAGTCACTTTGATGAAAACGACGATTATGATTCAGACGAAGAATATGCAGAAGAATATTGGGAAGATGAAGATTAATGAGTAACTGGTATCGTAAAGTTTCGCAGAACATGGCAGAGATAGTTTCGGCTATCTCTTTCTACGAACGTGAAATTGAAGCCGCCAGATTCGAGTGTGGTATGAAAGGTGTGTTAGAAAAACACAGTAGAGAAATGCCAGGTATTGTCGAACACAGATTTAATCAATTACAAGAAGTAGAAGCAATATTAGAACATCTAAATACAGAAATGCGTAAACTACGTAGT